GCTTCTCTTTCTGGGTCTCTGCGAGACCTTCTGAGACCTGATCAAGGATTCCATCAGCAACCGACTCTGCGAGACGCTTGTTAAGGGAAACGTTCTTCTCAATCTGCTCGTTGAGTTTTGTCTCCATGTCATCAAGTTTTTCTACCATGCTCTCAAGCACATCATATTTATCTTCAGGGATTGATACATAATGTTCTTCAAAAAGACCCTTCATTCCTTCAAGGAATGATTCGGTCATCTCGGTCTTCAGACCGTTATCAATTGCGAGTGCGTTTTCTTCAAACCACTCGTCAGCAACATACTCCAGATAGGAATCAACACGCTCAGCGAGTTGCTCCTTCAGGGTTGCGAACTCCTCAGCGATCTTTTCTTGCTCTTCAGCAATCTGAGCGTTGAGTTGCTCTTCCATTTCAACTCTGATAGCTGCTACTTTAGCACTGATAGCAGTTTCAAAGATGGTTTTTGCTTTTTCTTGGAATTCTTCGGAGAGTTCCTCACCTTGAAGAAGAGCATTTACATCTTCTTCAATATCATATTCGGCAACTACTTCTACTTCCTCTTCAGCAATCTCTTCTTCAACAACTTCCTCTTCAGTAGTCTCTTCTTCAGAAACTACTTCTTCATCAGAAAGATCTTCTTCTTCCTTAACGCCCTTCATTGCTTCAGCAGGCTTAGCACCCTTATTAACGACATCCTTAACTTGCTTAAGGCTGCCACCTGGGGTATTCAGTTTTGCTGAATCATCGTCGGACTTATAGTTGTCGGGGGTTGGACCGCCGAGATCCTCAACACTTGCGAGTTGAGAACCATCGTTTTGAAGCGTTGGCATAGGATCTGCTGCCTTTGCTCCAGCATTAACAGCAGTCTTGGATTGCTTAGTGCCTACTTCCATTTCTTGTAATTCTTTGCCACTAGACATTTGAACTCTCCGGATTTTACCTGTTTTTAAAACTATATTTATTTATTAAATTAAAGATTTGAAAGAAAGTCGTTGAATAAGTTCAACTTATGCTCTTCCAACATTTTTTGATCAACTAAAGTGTTGATTCTGCGTTTGGTTTGTTCAGCATACTTCTCACGAAGAATACCTCCTTCCCAAACCCACTCTTTTCCTTCCATAATTCCCTGAACAAAAGCATCAGGTGCAGAAGGATCGGCAACAATATCAGCAGCAGTTGCTAACATGAAATCTTCACCGACTTCTTGATATCCTTCTCTAGTCTGACGAAGTGAGCCAATACCTCTAGAAGAAACGCCGAGACAAACTCCCTCTTTCAAAAGAGATTCTGCAATCTTACCCATTGGGGTTGAGAGAATTTGTGCTTTACCGATAAAGTCATTTCCCTTTTGCTCAAGAGAAACGATTTTATGAGAAACGCGGTCGAGATTAATAGTTGGGCCATCTGGATGACCCAGTTCTCCTAAAGCACGACCTTTAGAAATGTGGTCATCAGTATATCTTTTGACCTCACGCTCCATTACGGAACGACGGTAAACTCTACCGTTGCGGTTCTTTTGTTCGGTTTGAAGAAAAGGTCCCTGGATATAAAGAGTTTTTTTACCGTTCTTTTCTTCGGTAATAACTTCTACCTTTTCGATTTCTTCTCTGATAAGTTTCATCAGGATACTCCGCTAGTTTGAACTTGTTGTAAATAAAGTTTGCCCGATCCGGTTCCCAAGGCAGAAACCTTAAAGACACCTCTAAGTTCGGCATAAGTACCAAGTCCATCTCTGGTTTGATCTGGAACGCCAGATGATGAATCATTATTTACAATAATTCTTGTTCCAAAATATCCATTAACACCCGCTGTGTTATTGACACTCAGAACAATTTTATTTGAGAAGTTAAAACCACTTTGACCAGTTACAGTTAAAGAAACAGCATCTCCAACTGCAAATGGTGAACCAGTTCCTTCAGGAAAATCGAGTGTTGTTGTAGCACCAGTAGTGATTCCAACGACTCTTTGTGCCGATGGTCTGTGAACACTAATGACCTCAGGACTTCCCTGAGCTACATAAAAGTTTTCTGGAGTCGCGGTTGGATTTGTACCAACAGCAACATGTGCATCGGCATCAACAGCAACAACTCTAAGATAAGCACTTTGATGAGTGAAAACCGTAGAAGATGTGGCTGAAGTTGATGTTGTTATAGATGTGCAAATACCAACCGGATTTAAAGCCATTATTCTTTACAATTCATTTAATAGTTATTTATTATTCTTCTTCTTCCGAAGATTCATCTTCCAGTTCAATTTCGTTTCCGAACATAGCATTTGCTGCTACTGGACGATAAGCATCGACTCTTTCTGCAGATTTTGCAAATAAGAGTTCTTTAATTTTGTCGCTGATTTCCGATGGGGATTCATCAGTCGCGATCATATCCAAAAGTTCTTCCATTTAATTAATCTAAGATATAACTAGTGGTATTTATATCTCCCCACCACCGGGGATTTCTGGAGCCTGAGTAGCAGATCCATCAATTTCAGGTTCCATTTGAGGTTGACCCAAATCCATAGTAGCTGCTGAATCTAAAGGTGCTCCAGTTTCTGGATCGATAGGTGCATTTGGATCGGGAATAATACCTGCCTTTATTTCCTTTTCGATGAGTTTATCCTGTTCAATAATCTCTTCATCAGTTTGACGCAGAATCTTACGACGAACATAATCCTGAGAATAATACTTGCCGATGTATGGTTCTGCTGCCTGAAGGTTATTAAGTCTTTCGTTGAGAAGTTCTGATTCCTTCAGTTCAGAGAAATGATTATCATAAAGGAAGTCATATTGAATATGCTCACTCATGATCTCCCAATCTTCTGGAGTAACAATATTCTTAAGAAGAAGTTGAGTTCTCAGCATGTCATTAAACATGTTGGAGAATCTCTTTCTCAAACGACCAACAAACTTAGTAAACTTCAGTTCGTCTCTCAGGATTTCAGAAGATCTCCCCAGGTTAAACCCACCTTCTCCATCCATTCTTGAGGGTGGAACATTAAGGGATCTGTACAATTTCTTCTTAAAGTATTCAATATCAGTGATTTCTCCAAGGTTTTGGCCGCCTGGCAGAGTTGAGATTTCTGTTCCCCTTCCGCCTTCTCTGCGAGGCAACCAAAAATCTTCAAGCATTGACATGAATTTTTTGTCATCGCGGATTTCTCCTGTGCTAGCATCGTAAACTTGTTTATTACGATAACGCATCATAACATCACGCAGATATTGTTCTGCCTTGACCTTAGGTAAATTACCAACATCAATGTAGAAAATTCTACGCTCAGGTGCGCGTGATAAACGGTAAATAACCAAAGAATCCTCAATCATTCTTAATTGATTGAGAGACTTGATTGCTTTGTGAAGATATGAAAGAGTGCTGCCCTTATTTCTATCTACAAGGCCTGAAGTACAATAAGTGATGGAATCTTTTGACATTTTGATTCCTTTTTGTCCACCAGTCATTGAGCTTGGATTACCTGCAGGGTAAACGCTCTTTGGATTGTAAACAAAATATTCTTCAATCTCTGGGAATTCGTACTCCAGAGGATTGTCAGAATTCATGTTTGCGAGACGAAGTTTATCAGTCTCTTTCATTTTTTGCTGCCTTACATAACGCATTTTCATTGCGTCAATATAACGGAGCTCTTGAATTCCTTCGTGTGGGTTCTTTAAATCGATGACTTTATGATAATAAAGTCTTCCATCAATATACCAGTTACGGTAAATTTCATGTGCTTTCTTATCAAAATCTAATAAATCTAAAATATGTTTAAATTCTTGACGAATTTTTTTCTTAATACCATCACTTGCATTGAGGTTTGATAACTCAATTTCTACTGGAGAATCATTAGTATCCGAAACAACAGCCTCGTTTACAATATCTTCAATAGCACTATCGCACTCTGGGTGAAGTGCCATTTCGCGATACCTTTTAATGAGATCAAACTCTGTGCGGTATACGCCTTCAATGTCTACATATGAACCAAAAAAACCACTACTCAAGTAATGGTCAACCCCGTCCTCATTATTAGGAGGAACGGGGGAAACCGTACTTGGAGATAGTGGTTCATTGTCCTCAATAGAGAACCCAAATAATTTTGACGACATTATTACTTGCTGAACTAATCTCTATTATTTATTAGATCAGTTTTCGCCCGTAATTGGTGACCAATACTGTACTTGGAATTCTACAGTGAATTCTTCAATGGTGTCAGCAGAATCATACGAAAGATCGATAGCAGAAACATTAGTTGGGAAAATGCTATAGAACTTATACTGTTTAGCAACTTCCATACCAGCACCCTCAACATTATTAAGTGCTGAAGCTGCTCTGGTGAACTGCTTGACGACAGCATCAACTTGGTAATCTGCTGGGTCAGTAGCACCAGATCCATCAGCATATTGACCGATGGTTTGCATCCAGTTTTCCATCGCAGTACGAATTCTGAAGTCCGTATCGTTGATAACGGTAACGGTCCAGGTATCGAATGTGCGATCTCCAGCTACCTTAAAGACTCTTCCTCTAAAAGGAACATCGATTGATGCGATGTTAGATGCTGGAAGTTGTGCTGCCTTGCAGAGAATTGAAAAATTATCTGCGTCATAACCAGCAGCTCCTGCTCCAGGAAATTCGCCTGTTAAAACAACCTCAAATAGATTGGGGCGGGCACCGCCCCCAATGAGTGTTGATTTGAAGTCCTGAATTGTGTGTGCCATTTTTAATTCCTCCTTTTGTTATTTATTGTGTAGGTGGATCAAACGCGACCAGCGACTTCTTCAAAACTGATGCCAGTTCTCGTTGCGACGAACGTGAGAGTGACATAGTTGATTGATTTCGTTGGCTTCAAGTAGATGTCTGCCCTGAATTCATTGTTATCAATAACATCAGGAGTGTTATTTGTGGAATCACAAACAACCAGGAATCCGTAGAGTCCTCTCTTCGCCTGAACATCGCGGAGATAAGGTTCAACAATGTTCTTGAAGTTTGCTCTCGTTAACTCATCATTGAGTTCAAAGAGTTGTGCTTGTGCTGCTCTTTCAAGTGCTTGCTCAACAGTGAGGAACAGGCGACGAACATTGATTCTATCAAACGCGGATGCGTATCCAAGTGCAGTTTTATCACCGAAGAGAAGTGTTCCAACTCCAGGTTGAGTGACAACTGGGTTGATTCTTGCCTGATACAGACGATCTCTTTCTGCCTTGCTTGGGTTGTAAGCAAGTTTGACTGCGTTATTGATGATTCCTCTCTGCTGTCCAGCAGGTGAGAACCAAGGATAAGCAACAATTCCAGTTCTTGTCATCAATCCAGCAACGTCTGCGTTGGTTGGAATATAGCGGAACTTGTTATTGAAGCGATCATAAGTGTACTTATAACCACTATCAAATACACCGTAAGAAGAACTCGAAATGGAACTAAAGTAGTTGACCAGATTAGTGGTTTGAGTTGTTGTATTGGTTAATCCAATCAGATTAGCTCTGTGTGGACCAATTGCGGCAACACAATCCTTTCTTTCTTCCGCGAGAGAGATCAGGTAGTTTGCTTTTGCCTGAGAATCAAACTCGTTAGTAAGACCAGGACCCATGATGAGATAGTCAACTTCTACTTCATCTTTATTGGAGAATTTGCCATAAGATGTAATGAGGTTACCCAGAGTTGCTGTCATTCCTCCATTTGCGGAGTAATCTTTACCAGCACCGAGAGTGTATGAAACATTTCCGATTGCGGAATATGTTACCTCTTGGGAATCTTGTCCCCAGAGACCTTGACTTGTTGTTACAGCAGTAAAGTTTGCTGAGAATCCAGTAGCTACTGGTACAGTACCGTGATAAGCATCATTGGCAGAAGAAGGATTGCCTCCAGCGTAAACATACTCGGAGAAGTCTGCGATGTATCCTTCGTACCAGATCTTCTGTGGAGAATTGACATTGGAGATAGCATCCTTAGCCTTGGAAAGACTTACATGCTTCTCAAGAAGCGATCCTTGAGTTCCAGTCAGAGTTCCGAGATCATCTACAACGACTACGTGGAGAGCATCACCTTCACCGTTTCTATTGGTGGTATATACATTAGAAACTGGTTTTGGTGCGATTGACTTCCAATAGATTGTTGTATTGGTGAGTCCAAGAGTTTGCTGATCATACCAATCAACTGCAGTAGCAGGAGATGTTCCAGCACCAGCACCATATGCTCCAGTATTGATACCAGAGTTGTTTACAAAATAAACGGTATCTGAGGTGTCGAAGGATTGAACTGCGTTTCCTTCTGCGTAATCGATCTTAGTTTCGGTTCCAGCAGCAGAAACTCTAGAAACAACTTTAACATCAATAGTTGATACGCTATTGGTTGAATCAGTTGAAACACCAGTGATGATACCCTTCAGGTAACCATCAAAAGCAGAAGTTGTTCCAGAACCGGCAATGACTTGACCTACCAGAGAAGCGGTGACTCCATAACCGATGATAGCACCAGCATTATTGAGGTCCGTTGTAGTAATTCCCAGAGTCTGGTCTGCTTTGTCATCAATGACACAAACTTTCAGAGAGTTTGCCCAACTTCCTGGATTCTTAGCAGCCCAAGTATAATTGGTGTCCTCTCCGTCTGCGTGGTTCTCCAGATAATCGTCGTAGTTTTCGATTAAAAGTGATGTGGTTGAACCAATTCCAACGCCAGCATTTGCGTTGTTTAAGGTAGCACCACTAGTTCTTACGACCTTAAGAACTCCACCATATGAGAGGAATGAGGATGCGCTCATCCAGTACTCATATTGAGCATCGGTGGAAAGAGGTTTGCCAAAAGTATTGATTAACTCTTGCTCAGTTGTAATATCAATAGGCTCATTGACGGGTCCAATAGAAAAAGGACCAGCAATTGCACCAATATTATCTAAAACATTATCAGCTCTTCCTACTGTTAAGTCAACTTCCCTGACTAATACACCAGGAGATAATTGAGGAGTCGCCATGTTTTTCTCCGTGTTAAATCTCAGTTTATCTGAAAATATTTATTAAAAACTGAGTTTTCACGGGGGAAATTGAGCGTGAACTACCAATCGGGATATTCCCACCTATCAAAAACCGTGTTTGTCATTCTACTAATAACTATTCTCTTTATAGTACACTCTTTACATTCATATGAAAATGATGATGCTACTGGGCCTCTATCCTTTCTTGTTCTATAAAAACTATCCACAAGATTTTTTATTTCGCCACAAACTCTACACTTTCTATCCGATAATAATAGATGTCCTAAACTTACCTGATCATCTATATCATCAATCATCACATATACTCCCACATATATGATCTATCACCATACTCATCAGTAAACCATCTGTCCCCATCTTTGTCAACAAAACTATCTGTTCCCAATCCATCGTCCATAAATCCGAACGGTGCCATATCTTGCTCAATCTGGTTCTTCTGTTCCTCATATAGTCTTTTACGGACATCTTGGTCGGTAAGTTCCTTAAAGTAGTCTTGTGCGACCAACCAGGCATAGATGACAAGGCACATAGCAAGGTCATCATTACAACCCTCTTCTGCTTCAAATGAGTTGTGCTTTGAAATAAAAGTTGTCAGTTCTGAAATAATCTCATAGTCATTGAAGATTAACTTATCCTCTTCGATAAGTGTCTTGAGGTTGAGTGACCCAACTTTTTTAACAGTCTTGGACATCTTAACACCAAGTTGCGTTTTCTTACCAGAGAACCCCTGACCAACAATCTGACCTGCCCTACCTCGCATAGAACACATAAGAAGGTTTTGATATTCCAAATCATATTGAAGGATTGATGCTACTTGATCTCCAATATCATTCACTTCGCATAATATAAAAGCACTATTATAGTTCTTTGCTACTTCATATATGATATTTGGAAATAGCATAGGTTTGATATCATTGTTTCTATACTTAGCCACAATCCTATGTGGGAACTGTGTAATATCAGTAACGACAAAAGCAGAGTAGTCTTCTCCCACACCACGGGCTACGTCAACTGTCATTACATAATCATGATTTTCTTTCGATGGTTCATATACATCTAACCCAGCATTCCTGGTCTTTGGGTTATCATATACTAAAGTTCTGAGCTTACTTGGGTTGATAAGAGTATCAACGGATCCAAGGAACTCACACTCAAACTCAACTTTGAACTGTGCTTCTGATGTGTTAGCAATCGTCTGTTCCTTCCAGACCTCATCTCTTCCTGGAACTTCTGACCAGTGAACATCTGTGGGAACATACTCGT